TAGCTACATTATTAGTTAGAGCATTAGATTTAAAATCAGATTCTGTTGAAGAGTTTAATGATGTTAAGCCTTCTGATTGGTTTTATAAATATGTAAATATAGCTAGAGCTAATGGCATCATTAGTGGTGTTGGAGATAACAATTATGCTCCTAATGCACAAGTAAAATATCAAGATGCTATCATTATGATATCTAGAAGTATGAGTAATTTTAAGAATAGTAATATCAAACTTAGAATTTCATCATTTGAAAATACTTCATTATATGCTATCAAATATGTTAGTCATTTAGAAAATTTAGGATTCATTTCTAAAGATTTCTCTTCAGGTACAGATAGTATTAATAGATTACAAATGGCAGATTTAATTCATTCATTATATTTCTTTGAATAAATTATAAGTAAAAAATAAGAAAGGAGAATACAATATTATGGATGAAAATTATACAGATGATAACCAGACATATGGAGAATATCAATAAATATAAAAAGAAGTGCTTAAAACGCACTTCTTTATTTTTTTTATTATCTATTATTTTATCAATACAACTATATTATAATTAAATGAAAGGAGGAATAAAAAATGCAATCCATACCTAATTTTTTAAAGCATGGAGAAAATGATTCAATACTATTTAATAATAAAGGATACATGAGTTTTTATATTCCAGAAAGATTCTTTACAAGTGGATATGCTGAAATTGATGGAGAATTTGTTAAACTATTTGGATTATTTAATTATGCTTTATATACAGAAAACGATAAGCCAATTGGAAAGTTACGATTATTTAAATTCCCAACAACATTTTTATCACAGCCTGGAGAAATAACCAAAGAAAGAAATATTAAACTTACAAATAATAATAAAGCTGAAGATTATAGAGTTTTAAAATATTATACAAATGATAAAGTAATAGTATCAACTAAAGTTCCAAAACTTGTAGATAATATTGAAATATTCTTTAAAATGTTTAATAGTGGAATAATACCAACTGGTGTGCCATATGATGAATTACATAATCTTTTTTTATGGAATGCATCTATAAATGGATATTCGTATGGAGTACCTGCATCTTTAATAGGACTGTGCATATCTGAATCTTGTAGAGCTGGTAACAATGATGCTTTACCTTTTAGATTATCTAAAAGTGAGGATATGAATAATTATAATCTAGTTAGTATAAAACAAATTCCAAATTTAACATCAGCATTTACAGCTATGACAAGTGAAAATTGGAATGAATCTCTTGCTAATGCAATAACTAATAAAAACCATACTGATAGTCCTTTAGAAAAGATATTCATGGGATAAGCATATATAACATAATAATAAAGCTTAAGTAGTCATTTAATAAGTGTAGATAAAATTATAAAAAGGAGGATAAAGACATATGAATTATCCAAATACCAAATTTGAGATTATTGATCAAAGTCAAGTTCAAGAACCAGTAAAAGTGAAAAATGGAACACCTTTATTTATGTGTTGTTCAACTACAGATAAAGGACCTGAAGATTTGAGAGTTGTTACTGATAGCGATTTCGAAAAATTATATGGTAAAGTATCATTTGTTAAACATGGCCAGCCTCAATTGCAAACAGCAGTAACTTTAAAAGAGGGTGCTCAAGTATTAATGAAAAGAATCGTATCTCCAGATGCATTATTAGCAAATACTGTTATAGTTGCTAAAGTGAAATCTGTTGAAAAACAAAAGGTGAATGATTTGGGAGAATTATTATACCTTTTACCAAGCGGTGATGAAACTACAGATAGTACTGCAGTAGATGCAGAAGCTATTATGATTCCTACAGCTGAAATAAAATATGAGGCTCAGTCTATAGCTGCAATTGCAACTTTAGATGCTGCTATTATTGCATCTAATAATATATTCAGCAGTACTCCAGATGTCGATGGATATAAAACTTATCCATTATTTGTATTTACTGATGTAGGTAGAGGTACTTCTAACAAGAAGTTTAGAATATCTACAGATTTTGTTGAAAGTAAAAGATTCGATTATGCTAAATATCAATTAGATATTTTTGAAAATAGCGAATTATTAGAAACTATTAGATTTAGTTTTGATTATGACGCAATTGAATCTAATGAAAATGTTTCATTACAAGCAGTAGTTACTAAGTATTCAGAACAAGTTATCGCTAGAGTATTATATACTCATGTAGATTCATTTGTAGAAGAGCTTGAAACTATTTCTGGTAGAGATGATTTATTAAGTAATGATATATTATTCGGAAGAATGAAATCATCTAAAAATATGCAAGAAGTAAATATTGCTGATGCATCTGTATCTTTGTCACATGTATACGGAATCAATTTAGCCAATGGTAGTAATGGATCATTTACTGGCCCTAATACTCCAGAAGTTGAAACTGAAATGGTTAGATTCTTTAATGGTGAATTAGATCAAAGTATTTATGATTTAGACAGATATAAGATTGATGCTATTGTTGATGCTAATTATCCTGGTTCTGTTAAAAGAGCTATAGAAAATTTAGTAGATTTTAGAGAAGACTTATTTTTCTTTAGAGGATTAGGATTTGTGTATACTTATGAAAGTATTAAATATGCTGAATTAGATTCAAATCCATCTAGATATTGTGCATCTAATCATTTATCATATGATATAATTGATCCATTCTCTAAGAAACAAATTAGAGTAACTGTAGGTTATTCGTTATCTAAAGTATTAGTACACCATTTCTTGAATGGTAGACATAGACCTTTAGCTGGTAAAATTAATGAAGTTATAATTAGTGATGCTATTAAAGGTACTGAAAATTATTTACCAATAGTTACACCTAATGTAAATCAAAAAGAATTACTTGCTGATTTAAAGGTTAATTATGCTTCATATTTTGAAGGAGAATTAGTTGTTGAAACTCAATTTACTTCTCAGAATAAGTTAACTCAATTATCATATATTGGTAATGTATTAGCTGTACAAGAAGTTATTAAAGCAATTAGAACTAAGTGTCCTAAAATTAGATATAGCTTTATAGATGGTGAAGATTTAGAAACTTACAAAAAAGATGTTCAAGCCGTTATTAATAAATTTACAGATAATTTTGCTGAATTAACTTTTAAATATTTAAGAGATGAGCAAAATATTCAAGATAAGACTTTTAAAGCTGCTTTAGTCGTGAAATTTAGAAATTATGCTGAAAGTGAACATTTCACTATTTATACTATTAATTAAAAGGAGGCTATAGATTATGTTTGATAATTCAATAAAAGCAAAATCACTAACTAACTATAATCTTTATAGAGGAGTTACAGATTTTGGAAATTTAGAACAATTTGATGTATTTGAATCTGGACATTCTTATTTAAGTGTTATAGAAATTCCTAGAATGCTAGAAAAATTAGCATCTTCAGATGCTAAATATGATGCTATTATACAGAATGCTGTTCATATAATAGAATATGAATTTAAAGGATTAGATGGCATTGAAGATATGTCTGCTGAGACGTTAGAAATCAATGATGGATTAAATACTTTAAATCTTATTAATAAAGTTAAAGAGCAATCAGCTTCTACAGTATCTATGAGATATAATGAAAAATCTGGTGCTCCATTAACTAAATTAAATCAATTATATTTAACTGGTATTAGTGATCCAAGAACTGGATTTAAACATTACCATGGTTTAATTGAAAAAGGAATCTTAGCAAAAGGATTCGAAAATGAAATCTTTACTTTATTATATTGGGTAACTGATTCTACAGGTATTGGTATTGAAAAAGCTTATTTATTATTAGCTGCTCAACCTACTAAAGCAGAATTAAGTATCTATAATGGAGAAAAAGGTGCACATGATCCTAAGGAAGTTACTATGGAATTCTCATGTTATGCAGTTCAAGGTGGAGCTGTTAATGCAATGGCTGCATCTGCATTAAGCTCAATGGCTATTATTAGAAATGCTGATAAGTTTAAGTATACTGGAACTCAAGAATAATTATATTATTAAGAGTATACCTTTATGGTATACTCTTAATATTTTTTTATAAAGAACATTACTATAAATGAAAGAATAATAATAATAGATATAAATTTTAAGGAGGTAACAAAATGAATATTGACAAAGAACTAATGCAATTAGCAACACCTGAGTTGAAGCCGTCACCGTTTGATCCTAGAGATAAACATGTAGATAGTTTATTAACAGCAGATGATACATTTGATGAAAAAGAATTTAATATATTTGATGATGAAACTCTTAAAGTATATAATCAAGGTCAAACAGGAATGTGCACTGCATTTTCAGCTGCTCAATTTATAAGACATTTTAATTATTTAACTACAGGCAAATTAGAAGATTTTTCATTTGGATTTATATATGGTAATAGAAAGAATCCAGAAAAAACTTCTGAAGGAGAAACATTAGTAGCTACATTATCTCAATTAAGAAAGTATGGAGTTTGTAAACTTAAAGATTTTGATTTTACTGGTTCATATGAAGAAGTAAGAGAACAATTTGTAAAACTAAGTGATAAAATAAAAGAGTCTGCTAAAGAATTTAAACTTAAATCATTCTATAGACTTTCTCTTACTAAAGATGATGAATTACCAAGAGTATTAACTAAATATAAACATATAGTATATGCAGGAATTCCTATTTATTCATCTTTCTATTCTTCATTTAAAGATGGTATTGTTCCAATTCCTAAAAAAGGTGAAAAGTTCTATGGAGGACATGCTGTTGTTATATCTGGATATAAATATATTAATAAAGTATTACATGCAATAGTTATAAATTCTTGGGGTGATGAACGTGGAGATAATGGAAAATTCTATATTCCTGTTAAAAACTTCCCATGGTATGAAATGTGGTTACCATTTGATTATGAAAAAATGCATTTAACTATTCCTGTAGATAGTGATACATTCTATAACAATGGAAAAGAAATTAAAGCATATGAAAAAAGTTTTATTCTAAATGATAGAATGATGGTTCCATTAAGAACTATAACAGATATATACAATCTTGAAGTAGAATGGAATAATGAGTATAGAACAATAATGATTAAAGAATATGCAGATAAAATATGGATGCAAATTGGTAATAAACAAATAGTAAATATGCAATCAGTTTCATTTACCAATATGGATGTAGCACCAATAATTAGAAATGATCGTACATTTATACCATTAAGATTTTTATCTGAAGTACTTGGTTTAAAGGTATCTTGGGATAATGATAATAGACAGGCAATTATAACAAATTATTAAAAGGAGGAATAATTATATGAATAATGAATCATATATATTAGATTATTTACCTATAAATTCTAAAAGAAGAAGTGGAAAGCTTCTAGAAACAGATAAGCCAAAGTTTGTTGACCATGATACAGGAAATCCAGATAGTACTGCGAAAGGAAATGTTAAGTATTTTAAACGTACCGCTAATGGTAGTTATAGTGCTAGTGCCCACGTTTTTATAGATGATATTGATATAATTATATGTATACCGTGTTTCCCAGGTGTTGCTGAAAAGGCATGGCATGTATTGTATCAAACTACTAAAGATAATGAAATATTTGGTGATGATTCTAATGATATTGCAATTGGTTCTGAGTTATGTTATTTTCCAAAAGATAAAAAAAGAACTTTAGCTGCATATATGAATTATATTGATTTTCAAGCATATCTTGCATATCTATATGATGTAGATCCTAGACATAGAGCAGGACATTATATGTTAGATCCTACAAGAAAAACAGATCCTTTAAACGCATTATCTATAATAGATAAAACATATGAAGATATGGTTAATGATATTTATACAATTTATCTAAGTAAAAATAAAGAAAAAGAAAATGAATGTGCTGATTATGCTATTGAAGCAAGAGATTGGGTTATGGCTAATGGTATATCTGATGGTGCTAGAGCTTATGATAATATAAAACGAGTAGAACTTTGGGTTATGCTACGTAGATTATATGATAAAGATAATAAAGATTGTTTTGAAGGAATTGAGGATTGGGTAAGAGATAATAAAATATCTGATGGAACAAGACCAGATGATAATATAACAAGAGAAGAAACATGGGCAATATTATCAAGATATTTTAGTAAAGAAAAAATTGTAGTAAATTGGGAAGAAGCATCAAAGAAATGGGCAGTAAATAATAAAATTTCAGATGGACTTAATCCTAAGTTTTTAACAGAACGTCAACAAGTTTGGACTATGCTATTTAGATGTATGAATTTATAAAAAAATTAAGAGTATGTCATAACGACATACTCTTATATTTATTTTCGATTAGTATTATTATTGAAAATGAAATTATTATTATATATGCAAATAAGTCTATTCCTATATATAATCTTAATAAGCTTAAACTTACTCCTATTATATTTAATATAATATATACCTTATTATGTCTTAATGTATATAAATATATTAATAATAAATATATAATAATATATACATTTATTATGATACTTAATTGTATTGCGATAAACGGTAAAATACTAACTAATATATAATTTTTATATCTATCAATTAATAATTCAATTTTATCATAATTTTTCATATTAATATATAATAAGATTAATATTAATATACTATCATATGGATCAATCAATATAGGATCAACTATAACTAATATTAATGCATTTAAAATAATAATTAATGAAACTTGATAAAATGCTTTTAAACTTCTTGAAATCATGTATACCCTCCTATTACATTAAATAATTACGTTCAATTTCTTGGTGTACTTGTATTACTTCACTATGTGAAGTCAATGTACATTCTAATTTAATCCATTTAAAATTTAAATTATGCAATATTATATAGATATCTAAATCTTCTGTATAATTATATTCATATTGCATTATAGTACCAACTAAAGATTCAGTTCCTATAAGTTCGTCTCTATCTAATGTATATATTCTTACTTCAGTTCCAGGTTGTATATGTGTTAGTGTTAGAGTTCTTAATGTTACTAATACTACATTGTTTTCTGTAGTTGTCGGATTAGAAGCTTCTTTAGCACGAACTGTAGCTTGATATTCTGTGTAATCATTACTTAGGTCTATAACATTATTGATGAATACTGAAGTTTCTAATGTTGTTTCTGTATCAAACGTTGAACTAAATGTAATAGCTTTATTGTTATCTTTAAATATTCCATTAGTTATAATACTATCTGCTACAGATATATTTAAACGGCTATTAGTAAATACATTATTAGAATTAACTCCATCTATAATATCTATTTTATTAGTATTTTTAAATTCAGTATTATTAATATTAATACTATCCATAAATCCTAATATATTATTATACTTATTAAAGTTACATCCATATAGACTTACTATACTTTGATTTTCTATAATAAAGTTACTTCTATTTATTATTGGCCCGTATATTGAATTATAACTATTAGAAAGCATATATAAACCATTAGATCCTTTATTATTATTTAATTCTCCAAATATTACTATACTTGGATGGCTATTTGATTGTATTATAATATTATGATGATCTTGTAATACATTTGGTTCCATTGAAGATACTATAACACCATCTTTACCTGTGATTTGTATACCTTTTTCATCTGTAGTATTATTTCCTAAAATCATAGTACCAGTAAGAGTAAATATACCATTTTCTTTTGTAAATATACCCCATCCTTCTTCTTGATCTTTCTGTGCTATCGTATCAAGAGTTATTGGTGCATCTGATACTACATTATATGATGAACCTAATGTCAAACAATCTATCCATAAACTATCCATAGAATTCATCGTGTTCACATCTGTAATTATTTGAATTTTATTAATATTACTAAAATCAATAGAATCTCCTTCATCTTGTTGATTCCATCTATTTAATTGTAATAATTTCCATCCACCTTTATAAGTATCAAATCCTTCTACATAATACGTTCTATAATCATTATTAGAATCTATAAATTTTAATTGAACGCCACCTTCCATCTTATTTTTTAGTACTATAGGAAAAGCAAAATTGAACCAGCATCTGAATGTATCTACATTTGTATTAATAGATAAATCTAAATTAAAAAATTCAACTGTCTTAGTTCTCTCTAAACGTTCATCTATATCATATGCAAGACAATTATTACCATACTTATTAAAGCCTTCTTTAACAACTAAAGATTCTCCAGGACCTTTAACATTAGCACCATTTTCACAATCATGAATAATATAAGGTGTATTTTCAAACCATGATTCATTTGTATTGTTTGTTACTGATTTAATATAATATATGTGTGATATTCTTTGAGATAATGAAGTATCTCTAGTATATGCATACACTTTAATTATAATATCTTGAGGAATACCATTAATAGTCATATTTGGATCTGACTGATATCCTGAATTATATATTACTGAATTGTCTAAATATTTTAAAATAATCTTGTATTCTAATGTATCACCATCAGGATCTGTTCCTTCTATATTAAATACTAAATTAATATCAGTTATAATTAAAGGATTAGTTTGACTTTGTGATATCTCACTTCCATTATAATTAACTATAGGGATGTCTGGTATTGTATTAAATATTATAGTATTTAAAGTACCTGTATTATTATTATCATTATATGCTATAAGGAAATTACCATTTCCTTTATCTACTATCTTGGGATCATAAAAAATACCAGTATCAAGATTTTCAACTGATTCTACAGATACATCCATATCATCTATATTTAATATACTATATGCACCTTTATACCCAAAGTCAGAAGAGCAATATGCTACTATTGCTTTATTTTCATCTATAGGTAATACATCATTAAAATAACACCATCCAGAATTAAATATAGTATCATTCCCTACATTTATTTCTGTATAATCTTGATTAGTGCTTATTACATTTGTTACTCCATTATAGTCTCTATCAGAGTATACAACAATAAATTTATTTATTGATAATTTTTTGAATGAAGTCCAACTATGAATTCTATCTTTTATCATTGATGAGCTAACAATTGATAGATTATCGTTCTCTATATTAACTATAGATAAACTTAATTTATCTCCACCAGGAGTGTGTGCATATAATACAGCTATATGATTATTATCTATAGTTAATGAATAAGAATATTCAATTTTTTCATATATAAGATATATACTATTTATATAATATATTGTATTATCTTCATTTATTCCTAATAATTTAGATCTTGCCCTTTCATGATCTTTGTATGAAACTAATATTCTGTTATAACTATTTACAGCGATACTAATTCTTTCACTTCTATCAGATGCAAAATTGAATATAGGATTTATTTCAAGAATATCATTATAAAGTATATTAACTATTACAATATATCCATTATCATGATTACCAAAAGCAATTATTATTTTAGTACTAGATATTTTTTTTATATCTATATCTTCATGCTCTGGTTTAATATTAGAAATTACTGTTTCAGTTCCTTGTATTACTTCTCCATCTATATCTATAACACATCCAGTTAATTTATCTCCATTTCCTTTATCTTTATATACTATAACAGATCTACTATTAGATATTTCAATGGCTTCTAAATATTCTGCTCTAGCATCGTTAAATACAAAATCATTTCCTATCTCTGCCATTACTTATACCTCCTTTTTGCAGTATTAAAAATATTAGAGTATACCTATAATGGTATACTCTAAAATAACGCTATTCTACAATTCCACCACTAATGTATTCCCATATAAATGGTACAGCTGTTGTTTCTGATATATCGCTTTCTATAGTAAATGAACCATTAGCAGATACAACTGACCAATTACCAGTTTTATCTCCTAATATAATTTCTTGTGGATATATAGTAACTATATCATTCTCTGTGCAATCTGCTGAATTAATAGTAAGTGTAGTTCCAGAAAATACACCATTTCCTGAATGACGTATTGCTCTTGCATTAATACTATTATTTATAGTATTAGTAAAATCTGGATCATTATTAATAGCAGCGGCTACCTTAGCAATTGTATTTAAATTTGCTGGTGCATCATCTATTACACCTAATACTAATTGGCTTATTTCCATAGCACTTAAAGCACCTTCTATCATTGATACTGGATGTGTTGCTGGATGTACATATACATTATTAGATGCTGCATTCTCTAGATTATCAATTAAATCTTTTAAGTTATTACCTTCATGATCGATTTGTATAGATTGTAATTTATTAGACATTTTATTATTCCTCCCTTTATAATAATACTAAATTGACAATATCATTTGTTTTTTGAATGATTATATTAAATAGTACAAGCCCTGTTTCTACTGCATCACTTGAAATAGTAATTTGACCATCTATATAACTAACGCTCCATAATCCAACTGTAGGATTAAGAAGTTCTATTTCTACAGAACATAGACTCTCTACTATATATGGATCATTATAGATAACTTCACTAGTTCCTGATTGCATTGAATGCCTAACTATACGTATAGATGCATTTTTACTAGTTTCATTAGCTATTCTATTATCTATCTCTGTTTCACTTAAAGCTCCAGTAATCATTGATACTGGATGTGTTGGTGGATGTACATAATCTTCTGTATTGTCTTCTATTAAAACTTTTACATAATCTGTTACATCATCAGCAAATGCTTCACTCTTTATAGTATGAGGGATTATTCTATTACCATGTATAGGAGTATCTGAAGTTCCACCAATACTAGTTCCTGATTTAAGTATTATAATCACATAAGGATAACCATTAGTCCAATTTCCAGAAATATCTACTATTTCATTATCTACTATTTCATAGTCTACATTTAAAGATTGTAATAATCCATCTACAAAGAATAACAAACCATCGTTATCAGCACTATAATTAATAAGCTGAATTGGATCTTGATTTTCTATAAAAGAATCATAATAATTAAAACCATCTATATTTATATCATTCTTAATTACAATATAAGTATAATATAACTCATCAGCCCATTCATTATTTATATCTATTATCTGACCATCAGTTACAGTATATTGTATATCCTTAATTTGGAAAACTCCATCTATGAATAACAATAATGTATCAAGACTTTCATTATAATCTTCAATATCTACAGGAGCTACTGTGAAATCAGGATTTCCTGTAAAATAATCACTATGTTGAACTACATCAATATGACCTAAAGAATCTTTAAATACTAATGCATCATATCGTGAACCTTCGTGCCAAGAATTATTTTCTTCTGATATAGTGCTTCCAGCAACTGAATAATCTCTTGAAGTTGTAAGTAATTCACCATCTTCAAATAATAATAATCCATCATTTTCTATATCAAAATTTTCTAATTCTATAGTATTTTGACCTACTAATAATATATCAGTATTATCTATTATTTCTAAATCTCCAGTTGTTCCAGTAGCACCATTAGTTATACCGTCAAATACTATTACATCATATATTAATCCATAATTCCAATTACCAGTACCTCTAGATATTACTCCATTATTAATTGTGTAATCAGTATTTTTTGTTTGTAAAATACCACCTATAGAAAATAGAACTAAACCTTCCCCATCAAAGTTAGGTATTGTTATTATATTTTGCTCATGTGTAAAAGAATTATGTACATTAAATTTTCTCATTACATTATCTGTATCTTTGATAATTATAATATCATATTTTAATCCTTCTACCCATTTGCTTGAAGAATCTATAATCTTATTAGTAGTAATGTCTATAGAATAATCTATACCATTAGTCTGTAGCAATCCACCAACATAAAATAATACTTCATCTGATTGACTATTAAAATTAATAATATCTATAGTTATTTCATTTTGTTGATCTACAAGTGTACCAAATTTATTTTCTATTGTAACTTTTTCAGATCCTTCATCTGTAGTTACATTCATGATTATTATATCATATATTAATGGCCATGGTATACCCAAAGGTACTATATTATTATTATTAACAATATAATCTATACCATTAGTCTGTAACAAACCTCCAGCATAAAATAATAAAGAATCGCCATTAACATAACCAGGAATAGAAATAGGGATTTCTGTTGTTCCTTCTGGAGCTATACCAGATTGTCTTTTTGAAGATATATTAGATATGGATGTTCCTCCAATATCTCCTCCGCTGCCTGTATCTCCACCATCAAAATTAGCTAACAAAGTATTTATTTCGTTTTTATTATAAACGTCTACAATACCATGATCTCTAACTAATTGTGGTAAATTTTTTATTTGGTCAAAATGAACTTTAGCCATTTATATTTACCTCCTTTTTATATTTCTATATAATTTACTATAATGTTATCTTTATAGGTTTAAAGATAATTACAATCATATACTATAATAATGAAGATAAGGTCTTATGTTTTAAATTAATCTTTATAATTATTTTATAATAGAAAAATACTTTTCGTCCATCCCACAATTCAGTTCACGCATATTATTTGTGTAAAACAATATACTATAGATGGAGAAATTGTATGAAAAATATTATTGGAGATGATAAAATATGGGACATAATAACGGAACGCCATTTAAGACAAAACTTTTAATTATGAATAATAAAACAAAACTGATTGATAATATTATTAATTTGTATTGTCCTTTTTATTTAATATATTAAAAGGTTATATAATGACTAAGACTTTATTTTTTTATTTTTTAACATATTAGTAAATTAGAGAGTATGCTTATTGATATACTTTATAAAATAATTATAAGGAGGAGAATATATGCAAAAATATATACATGAAACTGTATTAAGAGATGTGATAGATATAGTAGAAGGCTTGAAAAAATACGATGCAATAGATTCATTTATGAATAGAAAAAATGGAAATATTAAATCTATAAATGATGCAGCAGCAGGACAAGTATTAGTTTTTCCAGTTATAGTAAGTAATAACCTTTCTATAGATACAGCTCAAATGATGACTAAGTCTATTGAGAGAAAAGCAGTATCTTTATTACGTATATTATTTTCAGCAATACAAGTAACTAATGATGCAACTTTATCAAAATATTTGAAACAATTTCATAATAATTTAGATATAGATATGGTCGATTTTAGTGTTGAAAATATACTAGATTTAACTGATAAATATCTAATGGAAAATACTATATTAAAAGAAGGAACTGATTATATTAAAATTAATCAGTATGATATCTCTAAGCAATTAAATAAGGATTATGCTAATTCTGATTTATATTTGGAAGATTCTATTAATGAGAATGCTATTGGAGATTTTAAAATTAATAATGGTACAGATGTAGTATTAGAATACGATAATATTAAAGCAAAATCTGCGATAACTAAATCTATGAATGATACTACTAAATATCTATCACAAAATTTATTAGATAATGATGTTAAAAAAGCTAATGAATTAGTGGAAACTCAAATGGTTGTTAATGTAACATATCAAAATGAAGAAGGTGCGTTTTTACCATTACATTTAATAATTGGTATAAAAGCAAAAATGCATCCTGTAAATTCTATGGATATCATAGACAGATTAGTAATTAAAAATAAAGATAATAATTTTTTTATGAAACTAATACAAACTACTACTAGAGAGATATCATTCTTTAAAGATTTCCTATTAGGAATAGAAAGATCTAAGTTAGATGCTATATCTGTATCTAGTAAATATAAAAAATCATCAGTACTATGGAAAGTATTAGAAAGACGTGCTAAGAAAAGTAAATTAAAACGTGTTGCTGGTTTACAAAACGATGCTATGTCTATAACAACGTTAGTTGTTTCTCAATCTGAGGTGGAATATTTAAAAACAGAACACAACATTAATATAGAGGAGCCTAAAGTAATTAGAAAAATTATGGAATCTTATAATCTAATGAGTGTTGTAATTGCAGATGAATCAAGTGAAATTGGTAAATTTATTTTTGACAATGGTTCAGATTTGTATGAGCATATTTCTTTTAGATCTTTAGAAAGAGAAAGCTCAGATAGAGATTATAAAAAATTGGTAAATCTAATGGCTAAGAATAGATATTAAGAAAGGAGGTATATAATATATGACTTATGATAAAGTGCTACAAGAGTACTGTGATTTAAATGATTTAAAAACTCTTAAAGTTATGACCTCTATTAATGAGAATGATCAAAATACTGCTTTAATTAGTATAACTAATAAACTATATGAAAAAATAGTTGATAAGGTTGATGATATTGATTTTGGTGAAATTCCTAATACTAAAGGAGACATTACTAAACTTACTCAGTATAGCCAATTACAAGAAACTATTGATTTAATTAAAAATCTATTAATAGAATATAAACAGGATACTAAACCTGCTGATACTATATTAACTGCTATAGAAAATATTAGATCACGTAAAAGTTTATTCGAGACTGCATATAAGACTAATACTGAATTACCTATGATTATGTATAATACTTTAGTATTATCTATTATTAGTAGTATATCATATTTAATCTCTACTAGTATATCATATGTAAAAGATCCTAGTGATGAATCATTTATGATCGTAATGGATAAAGTTGCTGTACGTAAATCTTCTTCTTCTTTACTATATAGTAATTTAGAAAAGTTTAATAGTACTTGTAAGAATGGTTCTTTTGATAAAGCTATGGATCATATAATTAAATCATCTGCAGATAATTTAATGGGTGTTATGGTAGGATTTCAAGTTATGCAGGCTACAAGTTTAATAGTTATTGCATTACTTCTTATTCCTATGCTAAAAGAATTAATATATTTCTTCTATTATTCAAGAGTTAGAATTTCTGATTATTTTGATGCACAAGCAGATTTATTACAAATGAATATTTATAATTTAGAAAGAAGTAAAACAAAACAAGCTAAAGATATAGAAAAAATTACTAAGAAACAAATAAAGCTAGTATCTATATTTAGAAAAATTGCTAATACTGTTCAAATAGATATGGATAAATCTGAAAATAGTGCTACTAAAGAAATAGTGTCAGATAATAAAAAATATAAATCTGATGAAATATTTGATGATGTTGCACCTGATTCGGGATCAGCATTATTCTAAATATGATAAAAGTATTAATTAATTAATAAGCTATACTAAAATGGTAGTTTATTATAATTATATAGGTAAACATTATAATAAAGTTATAGAAAAATTTTAACGGCTAATAAAAAAAGGAGGAAATATATTATGGCTATTTATTCAAAAAATACACATGTTTTAGAAAACGTTCAAACACCAGAACCTACTGAAGGTTATGTTGGAGAAAATGGGTTTGCTAGAATTATGATTGACAATGTTCAAAATGAACATGCATTATTTGAAGCACTAATTATGAATGATTTTGAAGAGGTTGCATTGGGTGAATCTGCAACTATGGAACAATTACAACCTATCTATGAAGCAAGCATTGGTGGTTTCTTTGCTAAGATTATAGAATTCTTAAAGAAAATTTGGGCTAAGATTGTTAACTTATTTAAAGTTTTCAAAGAAAAACTTATTCAATTATTTACTAAAGATTATGCTGCATATGTTAAGAAAACTAAACAAGCAGTTATTGCTAAGGATTTAACTAAATTTAAATTTAAAGCAAGAATGGGTAAATCTGGAACATTTGCTGTAGGTGGTGTAAAATTTGCTGAGCCTAGTTTACAATCAGAAGATGTTCTTAGTATGTTTAACGAAAAAACAACTACTGATGATTTAGATAAAGCAATTTCAAGTCTTGATGAAGATTTTAAATTAAAAGTATATAATGAAATGCATGGGTTAGATTCTAGTGAAATATCTGATATACCTAAAGATTTTATTGATAAATATTTTGAAGATGAAGAAGAAATTGAAGGATTAAAAAGTGAGCAATTAAATAGTATCTTATCTGTATTAACTGAGTATAAATCAATAATTAAAGATTTAGAAACTTCAGAAGGAAAAGTTAATAAACAATTTAAAAAAGAAACATCTGCTTTAGCTAAATTATCTAAGAAATATGCTGATATGCAACCTAAAGGTGGAACAGATGGAGATAAAAAAATAACTGCAGAGCAAGCTGCTGTATCTTCTAAAATTGTTAGCTATACACAAAAATTATCAGGAATTAATTCAGCAGCATATACTGAATTTTCTAAGAATGTTATGACTCTTACAAAATTATCAGTTAGTGAATCTTGGAAAGTATACAAAAAAGCAGTTACATTTAATCCTAAAGCAGTTAAAGAATCAACAGTATTATTTAATGCTATTGATGAATCTGTTGATTATGAAATGGAATTAGCATTCGAATAATAAATTATTATATTAAGGGGAGAAAATCTCCCCTTTATTTTAAAGGAGGAATATACAATGGCTATTTATAATACAAGAGTTATTAGTGAAAGTTCTAATCTTGACAATATAGATGTAGAAGCAAGTAAATATGATGCTAACTTAGCAGGAGCTTCTATGTTAGTATATGAGAATGAATTAAATTATGCTAACATGATGAAAGCAGTTGGCATTAATGAATTAAATTACTTAATTGAGAATGGAACAGAAATGATTTATGAAGGTGGAAACTTAAAAAGCTTCTTTGCAAAAGTTAAAGCATTCTTCGTAAAAATATATGAAAAAGTTAAAGGTTTATTCAAGAAGTTTATTGCTACTATGGATAAATTTGTTTTATCTAATAAAGATTTTGTTAAGAAATATAGAGAAGCATTAACTAAAGTTAATACTACTGATTTTGAGTATAAGGGATATGAGTATACTATTAATGCATTTAGTGTTGCTACTTCTTATGCTATAATGAAAGATCAAGATAAACATAGCAAATTCCCAGTAAATACTGCAACTGATGTAAAAGTTCTTACAGCTGAAAAAGATAGATTAACTGAAAATAAAGAAGACATTCAAGATTTATTAAGAGGTGCTTGTTTTAAAGGTGCTAAAAATAATAACAATAAAGTTGATGCTACTGACTTTGATAAAGAGTTAAAAGCAATGTTTAGAAATGGTGAAGAATCACCTGAGATTATCGATAAAGTTGAAGTTACTGCATTATTGAAAACTATTGATAGTTATAAAGACGTTAAGAAAGCTGCTGAAAAAGATTTATCTGATACTAAAAAGATTATCGATGCTATCATTAAAGATCTTACTAAGCAAGAAAAAGATTTATCTTCTAAAATTCCTAAAGGAACTGAAGCTACTAATCTATTAAATGCTGCTTATGTATCATTATACAGCAAGTATCACCAATTAAACAAAGATATGTTAGGATTCTTAACTAGAGCTAACGGTGCTAAGTTAGGTGCTATGAAATCAGACTTATCACAAGCTAAATCAGTATGTGTTAAATTACTTTCATACAAACCTAAAAATGAAGCTGCTACTTTAGAGAGCGGATCTTTAGATGTTAATTTTATTTAAGTAATTACGAGATACACTCTTTGAGTGTATCTCTTTTATTTTTTAGAAAGGAGAAATCATGTTTAATATTAATACAATAATGAATGAAGCTTCTGTTGATTATGGCTATCAGAAATATGAAGAAAACTATACATTAGAAATGATGAATTATATTATAGAATATAAAAAAGAATACAATAATGCGATTAAAGATTTATATTCAAATGTAATTAATGAATCTAATGTAGAAATAATACATGAATCATTTGAAAGTTTTATTAATAAAGTTAAAGAAATTATTAAAAAGTTTATAGCATTTATAAAAAGTTTATTTAATAGATTTATTACATTATTAATGGGAATGGTTAAATCTGATAAATACTTAAAAAGTAATAAAGATAAATTAATGAAATTTGAAAATAAACACGAATTTGAATGGGATGGTTATGAGTTTACTATATTTGATAATGTACCTTTAGTTCATCTTGCTGAAATGGAATTTAGAAAAGATTTCTTCGATTTTGATGTTCCAGCAAAAGATATAGAAGTATTATATGATGAATTTAAAAATACTTTATATGATGGATTTTATGATAAATTTAGAGCTACTGTAATTGGTAAAGATGGTGAATATATAGATGATGCAAATTTCACAGGAGAATTATTTACACTATTTAGAGATGGTGAAGATTCTAGAAATAAATTCACTGTAGATAAAAACTATATAAGTAATGCTTATGATAATTATAAAAATTATAAAGATATTGAAAAGTCTATAAATAGAACTAAAACAGATATAGAAACTAATTATAGAAATATAGAGAGATATTTAGATAAAATGTATAAAGTTGTTTCAAAAGGTTCTGATAATCCTATATCTATTTTAGTTAAGGATTATGATAGTGGAAATGAAACACATGCTGTATTGACAAATAAACAAAAGATAATCTTTGATGAATTTATTAAAGCTAAATCTAATCAAGTCATAGGTATGTCTACTATACATGGTATTGCATTTAGTTCTAAATTAGATGCTATTAAAGATAGATATGATCAAGATAAAAGTATTATGTATAAAGCACTATTTAAAATCGATGGATATGCTAAGGAGGCGAAATAAATGAATGATTATATAACAAGTCTTGCTTTTCAAAATTCTACTAATATATTTGAAAGTATGATAGAAGATGCGAAGTTGCAATTATTTATTAATGAGTCTATAGCACTATCTGAGAAAGACTTAACTAATTTATCTTTGATAAATGAAGGGTTTAAAGATAAAGTTAAAGTAGCATGGGATAAATTAATGGCTATGATTGCTAAAATTTGGGCTAAATTTATGGCTAAAGTTGATGAACTATTTAAATCTAATTCTGATTATTTATCTAAATATAAGAATATTATTTTGAATGTACCCTTATCTGATGAGGAATACAATATGTATCCATATTGGAAAGGGACTGATGAATTAAAGAAACTTAAAGTTCCTAAATTTGAATCTGATAAGATTCTTAAAGATAATGATGAATGTGCTGCTGAATATTATAAGAAATATTATAAGAAAGATATTGAATTAAAAGATAATATTAGAAACATTCTTCGTGGAAGTGATGAGATGACTAATATTCCTAAAGGGCAAATTCCAATGACAGAAATGTATAATTACTGTAAGGATTTTGATAAATTAGCTTCATTAATTGAAAAAGATGTTAAGGCTTTAGAAGATGGTGGAAATACTGTAAAGAAATTATTAAGGCAGATTAAAACAGAATCTGTAGATATTATATCTGGAGAACGTTATGTATATTCTAGCATATTAGAATCTTTTATTAATGAGAAAGTAATCCCTGGTGGAGATAAAAATAAAGATGGTAAACCAGATGATACAGAAAAGAAAAATAATGGTGAGCTTAATAAGAAAGCTGCTAATGGTGATGAGGGATCTATAAAACTTATAAATGATAAAATAGATTCTGCTAAGACATATGTAAGAGTTAGTCAATCGGTAATCTCAGTAAAGATGGAAATTGCTCAGAGTGCATATGAAGACTATATGTTTATAATCAAAGACCATGTTAAGAAAAATGCTGATGCTAAACCTAAGAAAGACAATAGTACTGAAGATACTAAGAAAAAAGAAGATACTAGTTCTAAAGAAAATAAACAGAATGAAAAAGATTCTGGAAGCACAGATAAAGGATATAGTATTATAGATAAAGTTAAAAATGCAGTTAAAAAAAATAAGTCTAAAAAAGTAAAAGAATCTGCTGTAGATGAATCTGCAGCTAATCCAGGTGTAAGAGATCCTAACTGTCCAGATAATGATGGTACTGAAGCATCTAGAAAATATAAGAATAGAACTGATGGTGCTAAAGGTGTAAGAGATCCTGATTGCCCAGATAATGATGGTACTGAAGCTTCTAGAAAATATAAGAATGCTAAAAAAGTTGTTGATGAATCAAATGCTAATCCAGGAGTAAGAGATCCTAACTGTCCAGATAATGATGGTACTGAAGCATCTAGAAAATATAAGAATGCTAAAGACGGTGCTAAAGGAGAAAGAGATCCTAACTGTCCAGATAATGATGGTACTGAAGCATCTAGAAAATATAAGAATAGAAAAGAAAATATGATTATTGATAATAAAGATGCAATAGATATATATAAAGATCCTGAGGAATCAATTCAAGAATTTAGTATATCTAGTAATGATTAAAAACAATAGGATTATAAATGGCTAGAGGAAATGTGTACGGACAAAGTAGTGGAGGTCTTAAAGTAAATGATGTAGAGAAGACAACAGCAGTAATAAAAATAGGAAGTGTAGTAAGTGAAGGAGATCTTATTAGTTATGATGGTAGTGAAGTAACAAAAAGAGGTATTGGTAATAATATAAATAGTGGTAATGAATTTGTATTCACTAGTAGTAGTACTGTTTATATAAGTGCAGTATCTTTAACAAGTACTAAAGTTCTTGTTAGTTATAGAGATAATGATAATAATTATTATGGTACTTCTATAGTTCTTAATATAAGTGAAGATATAATAACTAGTGGTAGTGCTTATATATTTAATAGTAGTGATACTGGTTTTATAAGTGCAGTATCTTTAACAAGTACTAAAGTTCTTGTTAGTTATCAAGATGGTGGTAATAGTCAATATGGTACTGCTATAGTTCTTAATATAAATGGTATTAATATAACTAAAGGTAGTGAATTTGTATTTAATAGTGGTGCTGATTATATAAATGCTGTATCTTTAACAGATACTAAAGTACTTATTAGTTATAGAGATTATGGTAATAATTTTTATTGTACTTCTATAGTACTTAATATAAGTGGAAATATTATAAGTAAAGGTAGCCCTTATGTATTTAGTAATAGTACTAATACTGAATATATAAGTGCTACTTCTTTAACAGATACTAAAGTTCTTGTTAGTTATAATGATAGTAGTAATAGTTATTATGGTACTTCTATAGTACTTAATATAAGTGGTACTAATATAACTAAAGGTAGTCCTTATGTATTTAATAATATTGGTAGTACTTATTATATAAGTGCAGTATCTTTATCAGATACTAAAGTATTTGTTAGTTATCAAAATAAAGGTAATAGTTATTATGGTACTTCTATAGTACTTAATATAAATGGTACTAATATAACTGGTGGTAGCCCTTATGTATTTAATAGTGGTAATAGAACTGATTATATAAATGCTATATCTTTATCAGATACTACAGTACTTGTTAGTTATAAAGATAATAGTTCTTATGGTACTTCTATAGTTCTTAATATAGATGGTAATAATATAAGTAAAGGAAGTGAATATATATTTAATAGTGGTTATACACAATATATAAGTATAGTATCTTTAACAGATACTAAAGTACTTGTTAGTTATCAAGATACTGGTAATAATAGTTATGGTACTTCTATAGTTCTTAATCTTAATAAGTTAGAGCCAGAAGGTATTGCATTAAAGAGTGGTACTGGTGGAGAAACAATAGACATATATAAATTTTAAATAAATAAAGAGTATACCATAATAGGTATACTCTCTTTTATTTTTTATATTGTATACATCATAGGTTGATTAGTATTATCTGCAGCCACATAATTTTCTTCAAGATACTCTATAAGAGATTCTCTATCATCTTCAGCAGATTCCCAACAGAAATAGTTTTAACATTAGATGTATATAATGAAGAAAAGTTTATATCTCTTAAACCAAATATAGTAATATCTCCTGGAATTCTATCTTCATCTATATGAAAATAATCTGGAAATTTAGTACTAGCATCTTCTTTATATACTGTATATTCTATTTTATGGGGATAATATCTAGAAAAAGTTTCTAGTGTATCTTCTATGATAACATTTGCCCATTTATCTTTTTGTAAATTTTCTGGTAGATTTAATAAAGCACTACCAATACGTCTTTCTATTTTATTTATTAATTTTGTCATTGAATTAGAAAATGCCATATTCAAACCTCCTTAATTAAAATGATGAATCAACATAATCCATTATTTTATCTGTAATATAATTTTCTATATATACTACAAATCTAGAACCTTCTTTATCTACTAGTGTAACATGTTTTGCATCTTCAGATAATATAATATCATCATATAGAAATTCAAATGATTCTAATACACTTTTTATATTAGTAGATTCTTTAATGTAATTCATAACTTGTTGATTATTAATAGGCTCTAATAATCCTTTATCATTATTTTCACATATTAAATTACTAGATTCTCCCAATATAACAGATTCTGATACATTAACAAATTTATCCATATATGCTCTATCATGACTAGGATATATAACCCAATCCCAAGTTATAATTTTAATATTACGAACTTCTGCACCTCTAGATGTATTACTTACACTTCCCAAGGCTCTTAAAGAAAAAGCAACTTTAGTTCCATTTTCAATTAAACGTTTAAAGTCATCTCCAACTCTAGTACTAGCAGGTTCAACATGTGCTCTAATATCATTTCCACTAATCCATATTTTAGATATAAGTATAGCTAAATTTGTAGGATCTATAGTCTGTTGTCTACTTAATTCTTTACTTGTAGGGTGACCTGCCTCTCCAAAAAGACTTCTATTGTTTATTAATTCTGTCATTCTTGGAACTGATATTTGTGGAGCTAATTCTTGTGTATCATAAAATCTACCATTTCTATTTTTAACCATCATATCTTGTAAGATTACCTCTATTATTGGATTACCATTTACTGATTCACCTATGACTTTTGGAACTTGTGGAGAACTACTTGCTGTTTCACATATCATATATCCTATATTTTTACTCATTTATAAAACTCCTTTCCTAATATTATCCATTACTAAAGTGTTCTTTATATAATTATTCTTTTAACACTATAATAATAGATTTATAGAGAATTGGAGGGATTTAACATGGAACAAATAACTTTTAAACAGTTAAAAAAGATTTCAGAAAGTATCGATAGAAAATATCCATACTCTAATTATAATTTTAGTGAAAATTTGTTATTAAAAGAAGCAAATTCGTTAGAAGGTTTAAAAACTTTAGTTAGCAATTGGGGTATATTATCTGGAGATAATAGATTCATATTTAAAACTATTATAGAAAATATGAATAACTTACCAGAAAAAAATTATGATATAATTAATAATGTAATTGTAGAAAATTTTATTAATTATTTAAGTCATGATGAAAATATTAATGACTATATTAATATAATAAATGATGTTGGAAATTCAGCAATACAAGAATCACTTATTCCTAAATTAAGAAGAAATATAAAACAAAGATCTATAATAAGAAATGTAAATATTCTTCAAAAGAAACGAAGACCTAGTGCGAATAGAGCATTAGGTGTAAGAGATCCTAATTGTTTAGATAATGATGGAACTGAAGCGTCTAGAAAATATAAGAATAGAAGAACTAATAACATAAACAGAGATAGGGGTGTAAGAGATCCCAACTGTCCAGATAATGATGGAACTGAAGCTTCTAGAAAATATAAGAATGCTTTATCTGAATATGTATATGAATATGTAGATACTATTGTAGATGAATACAAAGATAAATTATCTCCAATAAAGATATATGCTATAACGTTAGAATCTATGAAGATTATAATTGAAGGTTTAGGAGGATATTCTAATCCATCAGATATTATGGAAATTGTTACTGAATATTTCTTATTAGAAAATAGAGTAGATGTTTCTCCAATAGATATGTATTCAGGGATAGTTGAATCGGATGTATATGCTGATAAAGATAAAATAGTAACAGAAAATATGCTTAGTTATGCTTTTAGTTATGAAGATATAATAAATGAGTCTAAATTAACTAAGAAACAAAGAGACAAGTTATCAGATGATGATTTTGGATTGCCTAAGGAACGTAAATATCCATTAACTGATGAAAATCATGTAAAATCTGCAATTCGATTCTTTAATAAATGTGATGATGATAAAAAACCTATTTTAGCACGTAATATTCTTGGGGCTATTAGTAAATTAGATTTAAAAGATATTGATTATAAAGAATCAGATTGGTTTACTTATGCTAATGATAAAATAAAAGAATCTGGAATAGAATTTGATGGTGTTTATAGTGAATTTATTAATAGAGAATTATATACTGAAAGTGAAAAACTTCAAAAGTTTATAGCTAAAACCAAAGATTCAATTCCTGTATTATTAACTAAAGCTACTGCTACTTATAAAAAGCATCCAAAAGATACTATAGATAAATTAGCAAAAGCAATTTATGCTAAACCTGTAGATGATATAATGCATGATTCATATAGTATTATTAGATTAGGACGTAAATTTGTTATTATAGGTATTGTGACTTTAGGAACAGCAGGTGCTAGTACAGCACTTATACCTTTCGCTATTGGTTTTGTAACAGGATTTATTGATGAAATGATAGATAATGATATTAATAGAAAGCAAGCTGATAAATTATTAAAAGAAGTTAACGAGGAAATAAAATATGTTGAAGATAAAAAAGATAAGACTACTAATGATGATAAAGAAAAAGAGTATAGTAAATATATTAAAGAATTAGAAGATAAGAAATATAAGATTGAAGCTTATAGAGATAATTTATTATCTGAAAAAGAACAAGAAAGACTTGATAATGAAGAGGAAGAAGATTCACTTGAAGAGATAGCCAGATTATCAATAGCTTTAGAGCAATTTGAATTAAATAGTGGAGAGTCTATTCTAGAAGTTAGTGCAGTTAAACTTCTTAATGATACTATTAAAAGAGCTGGTAATAAAACAATTGGAAAAATTTCAGCAAAAGATAGATCTTTATCTAAACAGATAGATAATTCTGTTGAGAAACTTGAAAATAAAATAAGAATGTCTTTAAAAAATGATAGTAGAGAAAAAGTTATTAAAGGTCAAATTCTTCCATCAATGTCTAAACTTATTAAACTAGTAGTAGCTGTTGGTGCAACATGGGCAGTAGCTCCAATGCTAGCGGTAGTAGGTTCTGTTGCAGCTATAGCTATAGCTAAAGATTCAAATGCCAAAGAACGTAAAATGATACTAGATGAATTAGATGTTGAATTAAAAATTGTTGAGAAAAAACTCCATCAAGCTGAAATGAACAATGATATGAAGGCATATGGTGAATTATTAAGATTAGAGAAGAAACTTAATTTAGAAAAGAAACGTATTAAGTATAAGCTTAAGACTGGCAATTCATTATAAACAGAAAGGAGCATATTAAAATGGCAATTTACGGAAGACGAATAGTTCAAAAATCAATTAATGAATTAGATTTATCTAAAAATAAAAAAGATGATAAAGAAACAGGATATGATTTACCTGAAGATGATAAAGAAGAAACTAATGTTTCTTCTGATCCAGCACCAGATGAAGGATATGATTTACCACCTGAAGAAGGAGAAGGAGATCCAGCACCAGAAGATCCAGCACCAGATGAAGGAGAAGGAGATCCAGCACCAGAAGATCCAGCACCAGATGAAGGAGAAGGAGATCCAGCACCAGATGAAGGATATGATTTACCACCTGAAGAAGGAGAAGGAGATCCAGCACCAGATGAAGGAGAAGGAGATCCAGCACCAGATGAAGGAGAAGGAGATGCAGAGGAAGAAACTAATCCTGAGGATGAAATCTTTCAAGATTTATCAGATAATGAAAAAAAGATAAGAGATAAACATCTTATTGGTTTATACGTTGATTTATATACTACATTAAATTCTTATATGGATAAATTAAATAATATTTCAAAAAATGAAATGAATATAGAAATATTAAGATTTATATCTATAAAATCAAAAGAATTAATTAATATATTATATGACTATATTTATAATGTATATAATACTAGAACATATGTAGAAAATTATACTAATTATTATATATATCTAGCATCATTTGATAAAATCAATAAATTAATGGAAGAATTAGATAAAAAGAATGAATAAGCCATTATAATAGCTTTAATTCATATAACAATATAATAAATGTATAGTATACATTCTATGGTTCCAATAGGGATTATAGATTAAAAAAAATATAAATTATCGAAAGGAGATCAAACTATGAGTATAGTTGGAACTAGAAAAACTGTAAGAGCAAATGGATATTCAAAAGATCCTATGCATGCAATGGCGAAAGAATTCGCTGAAAAATCAAGAGGTATTTTAAATGAATCAGGATTAGACATCTTTTCAGAAGCAAGTAAAGTAGCTATGAATGAATCTACTAAAGAAACATTATGGGCTTATTTTTCAGAAAACTTCTTAGACCCTAATATTGAAATGTCAGCAGAGGATAGAAACGATCAAATGGAAATGTTAAGAGAGCAATTCGAGAATGACATCGAGGCTATCAAAGAGCATGCTCCAATCGGTGCTGCAAATCCAGTAATGGGTATGTTATTACCATTACACAAAAACTTATTAATGAATACAATTTGGGATAAAGGCGTAGTTAATAAAGCTGTTGCTGTATCTCCAAAAATTACTATCTCTATGGAGCAAAGAATTTTAGTTGATGCTCTTGGAAATGAATACGATCTTTATAAAGATCAAATGAGTATTAAAGCTGCTATTGATGCTGCTAATCCTGATACTGTTGTTGAATTATCATTACCAGAAACTGGAGATACTGATATTTTAGATGAAATTGGAGCTACTTCTAAAGATCATTTAGAAATAACTACTCACATTTGTGAATATCAATTAGATCCTGCTGTTGATGCTACATGGTATACTACTAAAATCGAAACTAAACCAAGTTATGGTGAATTCGATAGAGCTGCTATGGCAACTGTTGTATGTGGAGCTGAAACTGATGTAATTAACTTTACTATGAAAAAAGATAGATTGACTATTTCTTCTTTAAAAGGTTTAGTTAAAAAAGTTAAAGTTAAAGCTAAGAAAGATACTTCTAATGGATTAACTGGAACTGCTTCTGTTAAATGGAAATCAACTACTGATGTAGTAGAAATCCCAACTGCACCAGCAATCAATACTACTATTTCACCAGAAGAAGTTAAAGATATTTCTGCTCTTTATAAAGTAGATCAATTAACTAAGATTATGTCAATTACTAAAGATGTAATGGCTAATTATAAAGATGACACTATTAGAGATTTCTTAGAAGAGTCATTCCAATTATTAGATCCATCTCAAAAGAGAGAAGCTACATTCTCATTCAAGCCACCAACTGATGGTACTTACAATGGAGGATTTGTTTCTTGGAGAAGAGATACATTTATGGATATCTTAGACACAATTGCTGGAGAATTATTAAATATTCTTAATGATCCTAATATGACTATTACTGTAGTTGGACGTCCTGATTTAATCAGAAAAATTACTCCTACTGAGTATAGCTACCAATCATCTAAAAATGTTGGTCCTGTTGAATTAGATTTCACTAAGACTGTAACTACTTCAGATAGAAGAGTTTATCAATTCATTTCTTCTCAAAAAGAAGATGGAAATAATGATTTAAGAATTATTATTAATCCAAGAAACTCTGAAAGAATTATCTACAGATTATACGATTATCAATTATATGTATCTAACGAAATTAGAAACGCTAATAATCCTGTATTACCAGCTGTTCATACTTTCGAAAGATTCAAAATGACTGAATATCAACCAATCCAAGGAAAAGTTACTATTACTAATCCTGATGGTGGTTATGTAACAAGACCATAATAAAAAATAGAATAGGTCTACTACATTTTTGTAGTAGATCTTTTTTGTATATATTTGGAAGGAGGAATAATGAATTATAATTTTTCAAAATTTGAAGAAATACTCTCGGGTATAAGACATAAAGCAACTAAAGCAGGATTAAATGATTTAAAAAAAGAATTAAATAATTTCTTTAGTGATAGTAAATGTTTAGAAGTTTTATATACACATAATACAGATAAAATGTTTTTTGGTATGTCTGTAATTCCTAATCTTGGATTTAATTATATTGGAGCTTTAGTAGCTAATCAGCCAAGACGATTTGATCAATATTATTTAGAGTTAGATTCTAGATTATTTTCACCATTACTTGGATTAACTGATAAAGAATTAACTGCGATATTATTACATGAAGTTGGACACTTAGTAAATAATGCATCTGCATCTATTAATTTATCAAACATAATAAATGTTAAGATTGATCAAGATGGTGTATCTATAGATAGAGCTAAAGCATCTAAAGAATCTAAACTTATTAATTTAGGAATAATAAAAGCATTAAGAAAAACAACTTCTATATTCCATAAAAATGATGAAGAGTATATTGCTGATGCTTTTGTAGTTGATTGTGGATATGGTCAACCATTAGAACGTGCATATCATAAAATTATTAATGATAAAGAGTTAATTAATAATAAAGAATCTAATGATTATAAAATTAGTACTTTATTATGGACTTTACAAGTTTATACTTCAATGGGTATGAGAAGAAGAGCTGTTTTAAAACGTCTTAAAGAAGGCGAAGAAATGGAATCTTCTGTATTAATGATAAGACTATATAAAGATGCTTATGAAAAAATTAAAAGTAATACTTATGTTTTAGAAGAATCAGGATATCTATTAATTGAAGAATATAAGAATTAAACATTTGGAAGATGAAGATGAAGCAATGGATACATTAAGAGATTTGAATTTTAGAATTTCTTTACTTGATGATTATATTGCAACTCAAACTAAATCATCTAATGATGTTAAAAAATATACTGAATTGGCTAATAAATATAGATTCTTAAGAACAACACTTGTTAAACTTCCAAAGTTTAAAAGTAAATCTTATGGTCTATATGTAAAATATCCAGAGATGGATGCATACTCTACTAGAATATAATAAATAAAGAGTATACCATTTTTTTATAAAGAACATTACTATAAATGAAAGAATAATAATAATAGATACTATAAGGAGGAATATAAAATGGCTAGAGGAAATGTGTACGGACAAAGTAGTGGAGGTCTTAAAGTAAATGATGTTTTAAAGAAAACAGCAGTAATAAAGAGTGGTAGTATAGTAAGTGAAGGAGATCTTATTAGTTTTGATGGTAGTGAAGTAATAAAGAGAGGTATAACTAATGATATAAGTAATGGTAATGAATATGTATTTAATAATAGTGTTATTTCTAATATAAGTGTAACTACTTTAACAAGTACTAAAGTACTTGTTAGCTATATGGATAATGATAATAATAGTAATGGTACTGCTATAGTACTTAATATAGATGGTACTAATATAACTAGTGGTAATAAATTTATATTTAATAATGGTAGTACTTCTTATATAAGTGCAACTACTTTAACAAGTACTAAAGTACTTGTTAGTTATAGAGATACTAATATGTATGGTACTGCTATAGTACTTAATATAAGTGGAAGTACTATAACTAGTGGTAGTGCTTATTTATTTAATAGTTATAGAACTCATTCTATAAATACTATATCTTTAACAGATACTAAAGTACTTGTTAGTTATAGAGATGAAGGTAATAATGATTATGGTACTTCTATAATTCTTAATATAAGTGGTATTAATATAACTAGTGGTAGTGAATATGTATTTAATAATAGTAATTCTTATACTACTGATATAAGTGCAGTAAAATTAACAGATACTAAAATACTTGTTAGTTATAAAGATTATGGTAATAGTCAATATGGTACTGCTATAGTACTTAATGTAGATGGTACTAATATAACTAAAGGTAATGCTTATGTATTTAATTATGGTAATACTGATAGTATAAGTGCTACTTCTTTAACAAGTACTAAAGTTCTTGTTAGTTATAAAAATAATAATAGTATTGATACTGGTACTGCTATAGTACTTAATGTAGATGGTAATGATATAACTAAAGGTAGCCCTTATGTATTTAATTATAATGGTAGTACTGATTATATAAGTGCAGTATCTTTATCAGATAGTAAAGTACTCGTTAGTTATAGTGATAATGGTAATAATAGTTATGGCACTACTATAGTACTTACTATAGATGGTAATGTAATAACTAGTGGTAATGAATATGTATTTAATAGTGGAAAAACTTATGATATAAATGCAGTATTTTTAACAGATTCTAAAATATTTATTAGTTATATGGATAATAATTTTTATGGTACTTCTGTAGTATTAGATGTATCTAAAACAGATATAGAAGGTCTTGCTCTTAAGAGTGGTACTGGTGGAGAAACAATAGATATATATAAATTTTAATCTTTTATTTTTAAAAAAATACATAGTACAAAACATATTAATAAAATAGATTAAAGGAGATGAATTATATGATACCAGGATATCCAAAAAGTGCTAACTTGATGTTATTAAACACTAATTTCAATACACAATAGAAGAGCCTGAATATGAATTTTATATAGCAAAAGATGATGTAGAAATAACTCATAATTTATTATTTATAGAAGAAGAAAAAGTAAATAAAGTTAAAGTTAAATTTAGAGATTTATTAAAAGAAATTGCAGTACTAAGTGATAATACAGAATTCTTTTATGATAATATAAAAAGTAAAAACTTTTATGCTAATAATGTATTATTCACATATAATAGAATATTCAATGCTGATATGGATATTGAAGATAACTTTAGATTAAGATTTTATAAGTATTATGGAATGAATATTGATCTTCCTGAGATGGCATTCTTTGATATTGAGGCAGATACTATTGATATGGTAGGAGATTTCCCAGAGCCTGGTGAATGTCCAGTAAATGCTATTACTTATATAGATAATAATACTAAACAAGTGTATACATTACTATTACATAATGATAGTAATCCACAAATAAAAAAACTAGAACAAGAAATAAAAACTCCAGAGGGATATAAAAAATTTATTGAAGACATTAATACAAATTTATTAAAATCTTGTCAAAATAATACTAAGCAATTTAGAAGATTAGAACTTGATAAATTAGAATATTCAATTAAATTTTATGATGAAGAAATAGATTTATTAGTTGAGTTTTTTAATATAGTAAATGGATTAAAACCTGATATATTATTAGCTTGGAATATGGCATTTGATTTACCATACTTAATAGAAAGACTTAGAACTATTGGATATGATCCTAGAGAAATAATACCACATCCAGATTATGATACAAATGAAGCATATTATTATATTGATGAAAGAATGGCTAATATTCCTGAAGAGAAAGGTGATTTTGCTAAGATAAGTTCATATACTGTATTTATGGATCAACTTATTCATTTTGCATCAAGACGTAAAGGACAATCTAAATTAAAAAGTATGAAATTAGATTATATTGGTTATGTCACTGCTAAATTACAGAAATTAGATTATTCTCATATTACTAGAGATATAGCACAATTACCATATAAAGATTATAGAATTTTTGCAATATATAATATCATAGATACTGTAGTACAGATGGCAATAGAATTTAAGACTGGTGATATAAATTATATATTTAATAAAGCTCAATTGAATATAACAAGATATCATAAAGCTCATCGTCAAACTATTTATATACCAAATAGAATGATTTTAGAATTTTCAGATAATGGACTTATTGCAGGAAATAATGTAAATAAATTTAAGAGTAGACCAACAGAAAAATTTCCTGGAGCTTTAGTAGGTAATCCTTTAAATATTGAACAAGATAACTTAGTAAAAACTCCATTAAATACATTCATTAGAATAGCTGAAAATGTAATAGATTTTGACTTTAAAGCTCTATACCCTAGTATCATGGAAGAAAATAATATTGCACCAAATTCTGAGATTGGTAAAATAACAATTAAGGATAAACCATTTAAAGAAGTTAATCCTTTTGGAAATACTAGATTTAATGATGGCGGATTATTCTTAGAAGATTATAGTTCTGATAATATAATAGAATTTACTCGTAGATGGTTTCAACTACCAGATGTATTAGAAATGATAAATAGTATAGATAAATATTTTGATGAGAATGAACCATTATATGACCATAAAGGATATGATCCGATTACAGGATTAGTTAGACCATTTAGAGTTAGAACATCTGAACTATTTAAACCATTTAGCATAGATGACTTTATTCATAAACCATTTAGTATACAAGAAAGTATGCCAAAATAAAAGGAGATATTAAATGATTAAAACAGAACTTAAAAAATTTTATGAAATAATAAAAATATGTAAAACTGGAATGATAATGTTTAAAGATAATATATCTATATTATTAGATGGCAATCAAGGCTCTGTCACTATTATAGAATATAATCCTTTTACAGCATATACTACAGATACTTTAATATTTGACACATTACAATTACAGGAATTTCGTAAAGCTAAGTTTAAAGAACTGAATATCAAACAACACCAATATGGTATATCTATAATGGATATTGATAGCACTATAATTGTGAATAATACGGATTTTAATAATACTAATTTATCGTATAAACATGAGTATATTTTAAAAAATAATCTTATATTAATTTGTAATACACATGATACATTACATCATGAAAATAATCTATTTGATATTCCAGAGTTTGTAGAAATGATGAAATTAAAATCTTCTAATAGTAGTACGTTTATTAAATTAGGTAATAAATATTATATGAATTTATATCCTAGAATATTACCAATTCTTAAATCGGATAAATCTGTTAGTGTTGATATAAAATATGAAAATCCTAGTGTATTTATAAGTATTATGACTATAGAAAAGAAATTATTCAATGTAAAATTGTATATGCGATTTTTATACAATGTATAGATAATATTTTTAATAGTATTAATTAAACATCATATTAATACTATTAAAAAGGGAGCGTGAATAAAAATGGCACGAAAATCAAAAAAGAATGATGAAAAAAAGTTTGATAATGCAAAATCTATAGGTATTGCACAAAATATAAATAATTTAATATCTGATTTATATAGAAAAACATATTATACTAATACTGATGCTAAAGATGCTTTAGAAAATATAAAGATGAATTCAGATAAAGCTATAGATAAATTAATTAATAAATCTATAGATATAAATGGTGCAAATATGTCTAAATTGTATAGCAGATTAGAAGTAAAAAAAAAGTTAGAAGATAAGAAAACTCGTGATGCATTTGAAACTATGTTTGAAGATGAACATAACATGGATGGATTATTAAGCACTTATATAAATAATAAATATCTAAAAGAGTTAGACTCGGAAATAGATGTTATATGTAAATATATGCCTCAACTAGAAGATGTATTAACAATAAAAAGAGATAATATTTTATCTTCAGATACATTATCATCAGATTTTATTAATGCTAAAAGTATAACAACTATAGGAAATCAAAATCAATTTAAATTAAATATTGATACTATAAAAAGTACATATAAGCTAGTAGAGTTATTTGAAAAAGCTTATATGAATATAAGTAAATATGGCGAAGAATTTATTTACGTAGTTCCATATAATAAAGCAATTGCTAAAGAATATGATAAAAAAAATTCTTTAAATATATCTGAGATGACATTAGAGCCAGATGCAGATATTATAAATGAATCAACTGAAGAAATGGTATCATTTAAAGTTAAATTCGATAAAAGCACTGCAGTTGAATCACTAATTAAAGAATCTTTATATTTACATGAAAAAGGTTCTAGTATTATAGATTCAGATAAATTAGATATAGATAGTTTCTCATCTTCTAATGATGGTATAATTGATAATAAAGAAGATAAAACAAAAATAGATATTACTGGATGTATAGTAAAAAGAGTTCCAAGAGAAAATATAATTCCATTATATATTGATAATATATGTATTGGATATTATTATGTAGAATCAGAACAAGATAATTTGTTTGATGCTATTCAGCGACAATCCAATCCATTAGCAGGTATAAAAAGAAATGGTGGATTAATGAATCAGCAAAATCAAAAAGATATTAAAAAATCATTATTAAAAAATCTATCTAAAAAATTATCAGAACAGATAGATAAAAAATTTATTAATGCTAATCAAGATTTAAGTAAAGAAATATATATGATACTTAAACATAGTAACTTTAAGAAAGAAAGCCAAATTCGTATATCATTTATTCCTCCAAATGAAATGTTTCATTTATACTTTGATAAAGATGAAAAAACTAATAGAGGACAATCTGATTTATTAAAATCATTAATTCCAGCAAAACTTTATTCTGCATTGTATATATCAAGTTCTATAGGGATTTTAACAAGATCACAAGATAAACGAGCATATTTTGTTAAACAAGCTGTAGATAAGAATATTAGTAAAAATCTTATTAATACAATAAATCAAATTAAGAAAGCTAATTTTGGTATGAGAGAAGTAGAAAATCTTAATAATATATTAGGTATTACTGGTAGATATAATGATTATGTTATTCCTACATCTAATGGTGGAGAACGTCCTATAGAATTTGAAATTGTATCTGGACAAGATATAGATACGAATGATGATTTTATGGAAAAACTAGAATTAATGGCAACTAAACCTTTAGGTGTTCCATATGAATTAATAGATTCTATGCACCAAGTAGACTATGCATCAAGATTAAAAACTTCAAATATTAGATTTGCTAAACATGTATCTACACGTCAATCAAGACTACAAGTAATGTTTGGTCAAGTATTGACAGCAATATATAATTATCAATTTAATGATAATGAATTAATCACAATTGTATTGCCTCCACCTTCTCATTTAAACATACAAAATATAAATGAGTTATGGGATACTACGGAAGATTTAGTTTCTAAAATGGTTGAAATGGAATTAACAGATAAAGATAGAGAAGATGCAAATATTGAATATATATTTAAAAAAAATCTAATTAGATATTATTTATCAACGTATATAGATTGGAATCATTTAGATACTATCAAGCGTAATTCTAAATTAGAATCTAAATTGCTTCAAGACAATGAAGATGAAGGATATTAAAATATTAATAATATACATACCTTTTATAGGGTATGTATATTTTTTTATGTCTTAAATAACCATATATTAATACTTAGGGAGGATATATGAAATTTTTATATTTAGAATTAAAAAACTATATTGGAATATATAATGGAATGAATAAAGATATAATAAAAATTGATTTTAGTAAAGCTCAAAGTAATAAAATAATTATAAGGGGATTAAATGGCAGTGGAAAATCAACAATAATGAATTCATTATCACCATTGCCTGAGAGTAATGAGAATTTTATAAATAATAGAGAAGCAAGTAAAAAAATAACTTTATCACATAATAAAATAATATACAATATTAAAATACTTCATGAGATTACTAGTAATGGTGATAGAAAAACTACTAAAGCATATATACAAAAAACTTTAGATGATACTATGATAGAATTAAATCCATCTGGAAATATAACTCCGTATAAAGAGGTATTATATAATGAATTTGGATTAGACTCTAATTTTGAAGCTCTTAGTCGTCTCAGTACAGATGATAGAGGTATAGCTGATAAATCGCCATCGGAAAGAAAGAAATTTGTTAATAGTATATTATCTGAACTAGAGTCTTATAATAATATACACAAAACTATATCTAAGAGAGCCAGTATATTTAAATCAATGGTTAATAGATTAGAAACTAAAATTGATCGTATTGGTAATCCAGAAAAATTAGAGTCTTCATATAAATCGATTGAAAATAGATTAGCTGTTATGGAACAAGATAAAATAAATTTAACTTCTAAATTAAGTAATATAATGGCAGAAATTAATATACTAGATCCAAATGGTCAAATACAATCTTCTTTTAATGTAATTTCACAATCATTAAAGAGTATAAATAATGAATTAAAAATAAAGAATGAAGAATTAAAATCTATTATGATTAATGTAGATAAAAAAGAATTTACTAGAAATGAATTAATAGAAGATATTAAATCTTTAGATCATATGATATTAGAATTAAAATTAAAAATAACTAATACTGAAACGAAAATAAATCAAAGTCTTTTAGATAGAGAAGATTACGCTAAACAACTCCAATACAAATCCTCTAAATTAAATTCATTAACAAATAAATATGATTATGAAGAATCTATAACTAAATTAAAATCATTACGAAAAACATTAAATGAATGGAATAAGATACTTGTAGAAATAGGGTTTAATAAAGATGAAGTTAATTTATCTAAAGAAGAATATCTATTAGGAATGGATACTTTAAATCAAATTAAAGATACAGTTTCAGCATTTAAAGCTTCGGGAGATTATAAGATAATAAATGAAGTTATTAATAACTTTATTATACCAAACGTTAAACCAAATATAGATATTATTATGAATAATATAGAAAATATTAATAATAAATTATTAGATATTAAAGATGAAATAAATGAGCAAAATAGAAAAATAGTACTTATGAGCACATTAAAAGATAGACCACAGTTATGTACAATAGATAACTGTAAATTCATTAAAAATGCAATAGCCATATCCCACACTAAGCCTGTGGAAGAGTTACAGAGATTAGAAAAAGTAAATGCTTCTCTTATTACTGAATTAGATAAGAATAAATATGAAAAAGAGAGAATGATAGAAATATTATCTGCATATAATGATTTAAATAATATTTTAAGATTATTATATGCTAATCGTAATATTTTAAATAAACTTCCACATATGGAAAGTTTTCTTAATAAAGAAGTTTTTTTAAATAGAATTCTAAATAATGATGAGTTTAATGATATAGACCATTTACAAAAATATGTTGAATACTGTGATATTTTTGCTATGTATAATATATATAAATCTCAAGTAAATAAATTATCTACAGACATTAATATTTATAAATCAAATAATAGCATAATAAAAGAATTTAATAAAGATATAAATTCTTTAAAATCTAAAATAGATAATATTGATAATACCAGTGATACTTTAAGAAATAATTTATTAACTCTTAATGATAATATGACTAATGCACAATATAAATTTGATTTGTATAATAAGATATCTATTATTTTAAATGATATACATGAATTAGAAAATAATCGTAATGATCAATTTAATAGATATAAAGATATAGAAAATGCTATAAATGCAATTAATGAATTACACAAATCTAAAGAAATATTTCAATCTAAATTAAATGATATATCTAGATCTATTGGTCCAATAAAAAATGATAGAGATCAAATTCAGTTTAATCTAAAACAATTAGAAGAATATTATGTAGAATATGAAGAATTTAAAGCTAAGTATAATAAAATTAAAGAAATTAAATACCACTCATCTTCAACTACAGGAATTCAATTAATCTTTATAAAATTATATATGGGTAATATGATTAATTTAGCAAATAAATTATTATCATTATTATTTGATGGTGAATTTTATTTAGAACCATTTATAATCAATAGTAAAGAATTTAGAATACCATGTAGAGGACAAGGTATATTGAATGATGATATATCATCTATGTCTACTGGACAAATATCATTAATATCTATGGTATTAAGCTTTGTTATGTTGAAACAATCATCAACAGATTATAATATACTTAAACTTGATGAGATAGATGCAGGGTTAGATAGTATGAATAGAGTGTTATTTTTAAATTTATTAGATAAACAAATGGAGCTATTAGATGTAGAGCAATGTATAATGATATCGCATAACCCAGAATTAGATATTAATGGATGTGATATGATATTATTAAAAATGGATGAAAGTGAGAAGGCTCATGTACTTGCTTCTGACACTAATATAATTTTCAACTACTAACATATAAGTAACCCCCTAATTATATACACAATTAACAAACTATATAATAAAGGATATTATGTATAAATAATAATCTTTATTATCGCAAAGTTTTTCATTATTTCTTTGCATTCTTCTAATTTTATAACTTTAAAAGACTATACCTGTTAAGGGTATAGTCCTTTAATTTTTTTTTGTTTTAATATTTACTATTTTTAGTATCTCCTATAATACGGATATTCCAAGTTTGATCTAGATTTACATTTCTAGCTACACCAGAATTAAGATCTAATGTTGTATCTTCTAAGAACATTTGATCTGGTTTTTCTATTCCAGGAATTGATTGTCCTGTAGAAACATCTATAACATCAAACCATCTACGACCAGAAGATTTATCATATATAATAACCGTTTGTACATTAGGATCATTTTCATATTTCATTTTTCTAAATTGTGGAGACATATTCTGTTGATAATTTTCATATCCAGAATCATTATTACCAATTCCAGCTCTGATTATATTTAATGACATAGGATCAGTCATAGCATTCATTGTTGGTGGATTAAACCCTTGAGTACTATGTCCTGGCATTGATATGAATGAGTTATACATATCCATTATCATTTTATCATCATCTTGCTCTGTTGCTTTGTAAGCACCAGTGTCTTTCATTCTTTGTAATTCTAGTTTATGAGCATTAGTAATAACACTATTAATTTCTCTAATAGCTGTTACTTTACTTGTAACTAGACTACTAAGTGTATTAGCCATATCTGTAATGTATCTATACTTATTCTTTAATCTTCTAGAAGATCTGATTTCATCTAAATCTTCTTTAACTTCATTGCTTATAATATCCATTTGTGTTACAGCAGACTTTAGCATATGTGTTGTATCATTATATGTTTGTGCATAAGGCATATCTGATTGCATCATTTCTAATCCAACAGATTCATCAGCTAATACTATTTCTACTCCATTTGAAAGGGTTTCAGTTTTAACAGTATCTGTTTTTTCTGCTTTCTTTTTCTTCTTTTTTTTCTTAGACGTATTATTCAATATTTTAACATCTTGATTATTTGGAACCATTGATATTGAACTTCCTACAAGTCTAGATAATTGTCCAAAATCTTCTTCTTCTACTTCATTTGTATTTATACTAAATGGTTGCGATAATTTCATTTTATCCAAAAGAGAGTATACCTATTATGGTATACTCTTTATTTATTTAAAATTTATATATGTCTATTGTTTCTCCACCAGTACCACTCTTAAGAGCAAGACCTTCTATATCTGTTTTAGTAAAATCTAGTACTATAGAAGTACCATCACCATTATAACAGCTAACAAGTACTTTAGTATCTGATAAAGATACTGCACTTATATAAGAAGTACTACTACTATTAAATACATACTCACTACCACTAGTTATAGTATTACCATCTATAGTAAGTACTATAGAAGTACCATAATCATTATTACTATCATCTCTATAACTAACAAGAACTTTAGTACTTGTTAAAGATATAGCACTTATATAAGTAGTATCACCACTATTAAATACAAACTCATTACCTTTAGATATAGTACTTCCAGATATATTAAGAACTATAGCAGTGCCTTTATTACCATTACCTTGATCTCTATAACTAACTAATACTTTAGTATCTGTTAAAGATACGGTACTCGTAAAAGCAGTATTATTATTAAATATATAAGCACTACCTTTACTTATAGTATTACCACTTATATTAAGTACTATAGCAGTACCATAATAACTATTACTAGCATCTTGATAACTAACAAGCACTTTAGTACTTGTTAAAGAAGTAGCACTTATATAAGAAGTATTACCACTATTGAATACATAAGGGCTACCACTAGTTATAGTAGTACCATCTATATTAAGAACTATAGCAGTACCATAAGAGCTATTATTATAATCTTGATAACTTATAAGAACTTTATTAGTATCTAATAAAATAGGAGTTATATTACCAGTATTACCACCACTATTAAATACATATTCACTACCACCAGTTATAGTATTTCCAGATATATTAAGAACTATAGAAGTACCATAAGAACTATTACTATAATCTTTATAACTAACAAGTACTTTATTATTATCTATTAATAAAGAATTTGTATCTATAGTAGTACCACTATTAAATATATATTCACTACCACTAGTTATATTAGTACCATCTATATTAAGAACTATAGCTTTACCATAACTACCATCTCTATAACTAACAAGTACTTTAGTATCTGATAAAGATACTGCACTTATATAAATAGGAGTACCACTATTAAATACATATTCACTACCACTAGTTATATCATTACCAATACTTCTCTTTATTACTTCAGTACCATCATAAGATATAAGATCTCCTCTACTTATATTATTACCACTCTTTATTACTGCTGTAGTTAATAATGCATCATTCACTACACCACTAGAACCTCCACTACCTTGACCATATACTGTTGCTTTCTTCATTTTATATTCCTCCTTATAGTATCTATTATTATTCTTTCATTTATATTAATGTTCTTTATAAAAAAATATTAAGAGTATACCATAAAGGTATACTCTTTATTTATTTAAAATTTATATATGTCTATTGTTTCTCCACCAGTACCACTCTTTAAAGCAAGACCTTCTGGAGATGCAGGAGATATTCTTTCAATAATATTAGTTCCATCATAAACTATAAGATCTCCTTTACTTATAGAATTTCCTGCTTTAATTACTGCAGTTGTTTGTGTTACACCATTAATTATTAATGCTGTACCGCCTTTCCTGCTTTAATTACTGCAGTTGTTTGTGTTACACCATTAATTATTAATGCTGTACCGCCTACCATATACTGTACCATTAGCCATTTTATATCATCTCCTTTTTATTTATATAAAAATAATTCTGACAAGAAATTAAATGATTCATTTAAAGATATCTTATCAAACATCGCAATTAAGTAATGGGATTTCCTCTGATCCTAAAGTTCGTTTATCTATAACATCAATCCAAAAACGAGCTCCTCCATAACCACTAATATACATGAATCTACCAAATACTAGTAGTATTACAAATGTAGTAGTAGTAGTTCCACTCATAAATGTTAATCCATCAGGTTCTTTATTAACATTAACATCATATACAACTTTATTAAAATTCTCTAATACTCTAACTCTACATCCTCTCGATATATCATATACAGATATATTATAATTATCAATTTTATTATATTTCATCCTAAAATAAGAATGCAATGTAGAATGAGTAGTTTCCATAACTGAAGATCCTGATATATATAATTTGTATGCATTATATGAACCATCTTCATATAAACACAGTCCTTGATCATCAGAAAAACATCTATTTGCATAATTTATATCATCTATATAATTTATATATTGACCTGTTGATGCATTTATGCTTGCAAAATTATTTTTCTGACTTCCGTTATAATATGCTTGTAACCCAAATATAACATCATAAGTACTATTATAGATATATCTATGAGAATCATTTGATCCATTTTGTGGATAGTTTCCTAAAGAAGGTATATTAATATTTTGATGTATAAATATATCATTCTCTATATCATATACAGAGAATTGATTTCCTCCATTTGTATAATTTCCATTATATGATGCAAGAGCAACCAAAACGGCATAACCTCCAGCAACAAATGCTTTTCGTAATCCACTATTTTGATTAATACCTACCATAGTTTGAGTATTCAATATTTTTCTTAAAGATAAATCAGATTTATTATAGATATATACATAATCTCCTTGAAGAAATGAATAAAAATTTGTAGATACAAAAGGTTGTCTCAATCCAGTATCAATATTTGTTATTTCAGGAAATAATTCCGAAACTTCTTTAAGAGTCATATCATTATTTACTATTTTAAAAATATCACTTTGTTTAGATAATTCATTGCTAACATGATAATCTGTTATTTTTATATTATCTTTCCCTCCGCTTTGACCATATATATTTGCTCTTTTCATTACAATTACCTCCAATTACACTTTAGCGATAGCTTTTATACCATCATTTGTTTGAATACGTAATGGACTAGCATTAGTGGCAGATGTTTCAACTAACTCGAAACATACAACTTGAGAGCCATTATATAATCTAAACGCATTTTTATTATCCATACCAATAGAAGGATCGTATAATGGAATTTCAATACCATTCATTTTCATAGTTCCTAAACGTACTTTATTTACTATATTAAAAGAAATAGTACTATATTCACTATATTCATTAGAAGATGTATTTTTTGCTCTAACACGGAGTTGTGCATTTTCAGATGCAACTTGATTAGAAAAATCATATGTGAATTCTGCTGCAGCACCTATATATAATGATGCCCAACTGCTACCACCATTTATAGATATATCTAATTCATAATTTATACTACCAGACATTTCATCTGTACTAGGAGTCCATGTTATATCATATATATCATTAGTAGAAATAGTCTCATCTGTAATAGGATGTGTCATAGTAGGTATTGTAGGTCTAACCTGTTCTCCTCTAACATACCAAAATCCATTTTTTTCTCCATTGATAGGATATGATGATTCATCTGCAATAATTTCTTCTACAAAAGTTGTTTTAGTTCCAGAATAATGACGTTCTCTAATTTTATATGTCGCACAACACATTGTAGTTTCATGATCACCAGGATTAATAGTTTCACAACCATCATCACTAACTAATTGATACCAATGAATAACTTTTCCTCTACTTCTTATATATGTCGATGTTGAATAAGTATTTTCTAAATTTCTATAGTCTGTTTTCTTTGTACCTGATGTAGCGAATGTACCAAGTGAAGAGTTATACGTATAACCTGATGTACCAGCTTCACTCCATCCAGACATTACATAATTCATATTATATTTACTAAATTTATAATATCCCATTATAAATCACTTCTAAACCAAATACGGCCCACGACTGCATTTGTAGGATCTGTATCTCTCACTTCAACTACCATAGGTTTATCATTACTTGTTCTTACATTATCTTGTTGTCCACCTCGTATAGTTCCTTCAGCCATAAGTATACCTCCTTTTATAATAAAAATAGAGAGATGAGAATATCTCATCTCTCTATTATTTTATTCAATCTTAAATTAAACTTCTAGCACTCTTAAAAATAATTCACCATCTATGACAGTCAATGTATACTTACATCCAGTAATTTCATCTGTTAAAATAGTATTTGCTTCTGGATTAATTATAATATTACCTGATGGAGTACCAATATATAATTTTTTTGTATCTTGAGTAAAACCAGGCTCTCCATTATCTAATACAGGTAGATTTGCCTGGTTGCCACGTTTTAATTTTATTTGCATAGAAATCAGGCTCCTCTCTTAAATTAGAAAGTTCCACCATCTATCCATGGATCGCTTGGATCTAATTCATCTACATTCTTAAGAACAACAAAGTCATAAGTATAGCCTGTAGGCCATGTAGTGCCTGTACCGTCATCAATTTTAATAACAGTTCCTGTAGCATTGTCAAGAGTATAATTTACATCTTTAGTTTTTAATAAACCACCAATATAAACCATTACTGAATCTCCAGGTTGATAAATTGGAAGTTCTATTTGTTTAGAACTTGTAGGTGTATCAAAAGTTCCTGCAAAAGAGTAATTTTTAACTCCTACACCATTCATAGTAGACAATTGAATATTTCCATCTGCCGAACCTACATAAAATTCTTTAGTATCTAAAGTAAATGCTGGTTCTCCAATTGCTAATAACGGTAAATCAGCTTTATTACCACGTTTCAATCTAATATCTGACATTTATTTTTTACCTCCTTTTTTTAATAAAAAAATCTAAGTTAATATAAATATATCAACTTAGATTTATTATTGTATACTAATTAAAAAGTTCCACCATCAATAACTGAAGAAGCAACTAAATAATTTTGTGATTTTACAAATGCAGTAGTAGCCATTAATGTACTATTATCTTCTACAGCAACAGTAACACCATTAATGTCTCCAGTGAATGTAGGATTACTGAACATAGTAGCTTTAGATTCATTAGTTACATTCTCTAAGCCAACATCTGAAGCAGCTAATACAACAGCACCAGTTCTACCATTTACTGAAGATACAGCATCAGTAGGTGATTTCATTTCTAACCAATCAGCTAAAACTGTAGGATCATTTGAAGATAAAATAAATGTTTTCTCAATATCATTTCTGATAGCAACGTCACCTTGTTGAGCAACTAAAGCAAGCATAGCAGCTTCATCAGCAACAACATAAGTAGAAATAATTGCTAATTCTGGTAATACTGAAGTATTTAATTTACCGCCAACTCCAAGAAGTGGAATATCTCCCTCTAAGATACCAGTGTTTAATTCAGCAACAGTACCAAGACCAGAGATTTTAGTAGTAGGGATTGTTGGTAAATCGCCTAACTCTAAAGCAGCTCCATTAGTAACAATACCTTTATCATTTACAGTAACTTTTCCATAAGTACCAGCAACAACACCAGATGTAGCTAAAGCTAATGAAATATTAACATCAGAAGTACCATCGAAAGAAGCAGCAGTTGCTTGGAATTCAGCTCCAGCAATACCGATCAATCTAGCATTTTCTAATTGAGTAGCAGATGCAGCGTTTGAAGCAATGTCAGGGTTAATTAGTACTTTATTAGCACCATCTCCAACGTATAATTTACCTGTGTCTAATGTCATTGCCATTTCACCAGCTAATAACGATAAAGCACCAAGATTTGCAGAGTTACCTCTTTTAATTTGAATTACAGACATATTGTATTCCTCCTTTTATATAATTATATAATTTAAATGATCTAAAAGATACCTCCATCTATATGAAGGCTGTCTAAGTCTCCAGACCAATAACTATCAGGGTCATTATTCCCTAATTCCTCATAAACCAAGTTATTCAGGTTTATGATTGAATTAATTTGTTCTTGAAAATGCGATTGTTGAAATTCTAATTCATCAATTCGTATTTTATTAATATATGCTAATATATTTGACAAACTACCCATTCATTTCCCCCTTTTCATGTATATACATAAATACTTGATCTAATTTATATACATGTTATTTACAGTTAAATAAAAAGTAATAGTAATATGAATTATATATTCTTACTTTTTATTTATTTTTCATAGTACTAGTTTTTTTCTTAGTAGTAATCTTTTTTTTAGTACTTGGTTTCTTATTATCTTTAGATGAAATTGGAGAATTAATATTCTCTTTTATATTATCTATATTAGCATCAATTGATTTGATGGAATCCTTAATTAAATCTTTAGAGATTTCATAAGCCTTTCCATGAAAATAAGACATAAATGTTACATCAGATGAACCAAAATCAGCTTTTAATTTTTTATTCATCTTATTATAATCTCTTTGAATTTTTTTCAATACTTTAATTGCTTTTTCGTATATATGGAGTGAATCAAATCCAGATGATCGTTTAGCTTCTATAAGTCTATTAACTAAATTACATTCATCTATAACAGTTTTATACTTATACATAATAGCTTCATTAAATGAAGATTCAGGTCTTATAATAGGTTCAATATCATATGAATCTCCTATCACTTCTCCATTTTGAATTAATACTTCTCCATCTATAAATATAACATCTTCGCCAACAATAGCAGGCATTTGTCTAGTTATAGTAGTATATCTTATAGTAATAAGTTCTCTTGCTTCTTCCTCTTGATAATCAAATTTAGGAATTATTTTAAGTCTCATGCCCATTTCAACAAAATCTACAAATTCATATAATTCTCCTGCAATATAAATATATTTAAAATCCTCATCTTTAAATATAGGAGATAATATTTCTAATTCATTAATTACTCGTAATGCATCTATTGCAAACATTTCTTTGTTAGGAGAATTAACTCTCATTAATTTAATCCAATTTGCTATTGGTGAAGGTTTTACATATATATCACCAATTGTAACTTTTTTCTTTTCTATAATAATATCTTCAGCTTTATATCTATATAAAGGATATTTTTCTTCAATTATATTATTAGTAAGCACATCAATACCATATTTACGGAATGATGCTTTAATACTACCGTCTTCAAGTTCATATACTATTATATATGAATTAACTAAAAGCATTTCAAATATAATTGTTCCATCACTCTCAAGAAATGAAACCATTTTATTTTTATCTGTATATAATATATTTTCAGCTTCAACTCTAATTACAGTTTCTTCAGCTATATCAATATTTATAAATTTAAGTTCGCCAAATTCACATGTTTTAATATCCGATTCAATTTCATCATCAAAATAACTACTAGTAGTTATTCCATCTGATAGTGCATAAAAAATTATATCTTTATTAATTTCCATTATTTTTATTCTCCTTTATTATATTATATCTCCAATTTTACATACATAAGTATTAGGACATTTAATTTCATTATAAGTTACATTTAACATAGCTCTTATCGTATGTTCATCTGAAAGGGAGTTACCTGTAATCTCAATAGATAATGCCACTGGGTTCT